TCCTGTTCCTCTCTGCTTTCCTTTGTCTTCTTTGTAAACATTACAATAGCACCTACTGCTGTTATTAATGCAGTAGCAAGTAATACATAAGGATTTGCCTTTGCAACAACATTAAATGCTGCCTGGGCAGCAGTAGCACCCTTTGTAGCAATAGTTCCCTTTCCTTCTGCTGCTGTCCTGATTCTTATAGCAGCTGCTGCTGCACTTTCCTGGATCTTCCTGGTTTTCAACATTATTACAGAAGAAGACTGCAACATATTAGCAACCTTTGTTACCAGATTTGCAGCACTTTGAACAGCAGCAATAGTGGCAATTGCATCTTTAAGGTCTTCTTCATTACCTGTTACCTTTGCTACCAGAGCAGAATAAGTAGAAAGCATATCAGCACCAATACCTAATGCAGAATTAAATACATCCAGGTTAGGTGTATCAGAAGCCATTATCTTTATTTCCTGCTGTACATCACCAATAGTATCAGTAAGTGTACCTGCTTTTGCCCTGAGATCATCCATCTTGGCTGCAAGTTCTACACCAAAAGGTGAAGACTTTTCAGAAGCTGACAATGCCCTGTACTGTGCTGTCAATTTTTGAAGTTCTTCTGTTGTTAACCTTAATTCTGTCTTTAATTTGGTTGGTTTAATATCATCTACTGTGGATAACTGTTTTTTAAGTGTGTTAAGTTCTGTGGTTGCAAGTTTCATAGTATCAGCCATAGATTTACCAAAGTCAGAAGACTTTGCCTGATCAGAAAGGTTTTGCCACTGTACTTTGAGTTCCTTTACCTGGTCTGCAAGTGCTTTCTGTTGCTGTGTTGTAGACATAGTACCAGAACCAACCTTTTCCAATTGCTTTATTACCCTCTGATATGCTGCTGCCTGTTCATTGGTAACTGATATGTTATTTTCTGCACTTTTACTTGCTGAATCTGTTTCCTTAACAAACTTATCCAACATATCCTGGGCAGATTTGATCCCACTAACAAACTTTGAAGTATCAGCAGATATTACTGCACTGAGATTTGCCATAGTATATTATTGATTTTATTTTAATTATCTAATACATTCTTGATATAGTTATTAAGGGTGTCTTCTGCATTCCTTAAACCCTTATCTACTGCTTCATTAGACTTAATGTAACCTTTGTTACCACTCTTATTCTTTCTGTAAGTAGTACCACCAACAAAGAACCTGGTCTTATAAGTATCATAGTTATCTGGTGATCCCAATGAGTGTACCTTAATAGTGGAGTTCCTTAACTTACCCACCATTATACCACTTGTAAGGTTAGCATAGTCTTCTGTTCCATACTTATACATAGAAGAACCTTTTCTGAATTCATCTCTCATTTCATTTCTGATAGTAAAGGCAGCAGCAACAACTGCTCTGTCTATACCTTTCAACATTTCATCAGACAGTTCCCCAAGATCCCTGGTATCAAATATTAATTTTGTTTTTCCCATTGCTTTGCTATATTCTTTAATCTGTTTATATCCTCTGTGGAGATTTCAATATCCTTTTCCTTCTCCAAGAAGTCTTCTTTGTGTTCTTCTTCCCATTTGAATTTCAGGATTTCCTGTTGTGTAAGGTGTTTCTTGGTATTTACTTGTGCAAGTACATATGTATTTAGTCTGGAAGATTCCCATAGATTCCTGTCCAGATAAGGTAAATTATCTATAATGTCATTGATTTCCCATACAGTACAGGTATCCATAAAATATTCAAGGTCACATACCCTGAACTGAAATACAATAATATTCAGAAGGTAATGGAAAACTTGCTTTGGTTCTCTTCCATCACCTTCTGCTATTATTTTTTTTTGAATGTCTCTGTGTTATTAACAGTAGAAGATATCCAATCACCAAATTGCTTGATTATATCAGGATTTTCATCAAGAAGATCAATAAATTCATCAAATTTCAGTGAATAATCCTTGCTTGAAGATATTACTACACAATACATAAATGTAATAATGTCAGTAAGTGATTCCGGATTGAAGGTCTTCTCTGTCATATTCTCATACATAATCATACTTCTGAGTGTGTATTTGAGCTCAATTTCCTTGTCTTTAATAGTAATTTTCATAGTATTTTTCTGTTTATTTTATAAAAAAGGGCAGTAGATATACACCTACTGCCCTGGTGTAAGGCCCAGTAAGCCTTAATAATTAGTCTTTCCTGGATTAGTCATTGTTATCCTCTGAACCACCATCATCTACATTTGCATTAACAGTAGTCTTTGCAATACTACCAACACCTGTAAGGGTAATTGAATAAGTTGCATTCTCACCATTGTTAGCATTTGTAACAAGAGAAGTGATTATAACCTTTCCCTGATAGAAAGAATCCTGTGAAGTCCAGTAAGGAAGTGCCATATTGCCATCAGCAGGAGTAAGAGAAGGATCAGAAGGAGTCTGTTTAAGACCAAATCTTACAGTAATAGGTGAACCTGCTACCATAAGGGTAAACAATGAATCATAATCCTGTGTGGTATAAAGGTTTTCAGAAGTAATTTCCCAAGAATACTTGGATACCTCAGATGCACCCCATACACCATGATCCTTTGTTGAAATGTCACTTGTTTCAGCTGTCAATGAGAAAGTGTGATTAGTTGCATAAGCATATGAGTGACCACTGGCATCAAACAGCATCAAGTCTCTACCTTTAATTATTGAGTTTGCCATAGTATTATTTATTTATTTTTATTTATTTATTTTGAAATTGAATTGCATCTTCTGAATATATGAACTGTTACTATATTCTTCTGTTGCTGTTTCCAAAGTAGCATCATTGATTTCTATATCATCATAAGTGACTGACTGCTTTTCAAGAAGAGTTCTTATACTTGTTGCCAAATCTAAACCTACTGAATACTTATCTGATACAACAACAATTTCTACTGTAACACTGTCTTCTGTAAGTCCATCTTTTGTGTTATAAGAAGAAAGGTTTACTCTTCTATAAACTATAAATGGAAACTTTGCATCATTATCTGCTACAAGAGGATAAACATTACAGGTGATATCTTTACACCCAGTCAATGTAGAATAAATGTATTTTCCAATGTTAAGTGTGTTAATCATCTATTAGTTCTGCCTTTATTGTTATATGCATTCTTTCTTTGTCAGGTTCAATATTCAATATTCTGTAATACTTGTTATTCCACTTTACTCTGTTCCATTCAGTAACTGGAACATAGATCCTTACCTGGAATGTTTTCAAGTGTGTCAAGAATACTTCATCATTCTGAACTACCCTATTACCACCATCATGAACCAGTCTTGCTTTTGTAGAATATTTCAGTGACCAGGTTTCAGTTTCTTCACCATAACCATTTTTGACTATTGATTTCTCCCATATTTCAATAGGTTCAGTAAGTAATCCAGCTCTCATATTCATTAAATGTTTGCATTTTTATAATCTCTATATAGAGAAAGTATATAAGACAATGAATTAGGTACTTCATTTACTTGATTATAGGCAACTGATTCTCTGTTCTCATATAGATTTCCAACAAATAGAAGAATGGTATGAAGAAGGGGCTGTGGAACAGCACCTTCTTCTGCCACTATATCTTCAAAAGTCCTGTCAATATGCTTCTGTACTACTTCCTCAGCAACACCTTCCAAATACTCCAAATAGGTATCATCAGAAGTATAACCAGAATCAATATTCAAGTGATTTTTAATTGTTGCTAAGTTTACAAGCATAATTGTAGGATAAGTTTATTTTGTGTATTATTGATTAGTCCTCTGAACCATCATATCTGGTGTCACCAAATACAAATGCTTCATCTCTGAGAACCTTTGCATCAAAGTAAGCATTGATCACAAGACGGACACAACCATTAACAGCCTGTGTATATTCATCAACTGTGATATCAATGTCACCCCAACTTGCAACAGCAAGGTTGCTAAAATCACCATAGATGTAAGCACCAGCTGCTACATTAGAAGTAACAATTGCAGGAACACCATCAACTTCACCAGCCTCAAATACCAACTGTGAGTTACCACTTGACTTAGGCATTGCCCTGAGGTCAGCCTTAGCAGCAGGTGAAAGCAAATACTTCATCTCACCATATACATTGTCCTCTTCAACCTCTGCTTCAAGAGCAGTAATCTTTGCAAATGAAGTTGCATCTTCAAGGTCCTTACCATAGAAAAGGCCAGCAGGCTGTGTTGTTGAACCAGCTGCACTACCAAAGATAGTAGC